TGTTGTAGATGTAAATGTAACAGTTGTGCCATCTGATTTTGTAAAAGTAAGTGTAGAACCTGATACTATATTTGCATAATCAGAAACTGTAACAGTACATGATTGTGATTTACCACCTATAATATGTCTATGCCATGCAAGTATTTTTTCATCTTTTAAATATGTAAGTCCAACTAGCTCACCATCATCTCTTACTGCATATAATATTCTGTCAGGTTCTTGTGCATATGCTAGATCAACAAGACCAGTGCCTGTTACATGATCTGCTAACAAGTTAAGATCTGGAGCTATATAAGCATCATCTGCAAATCTAAACTCAAATGCTCTTACCTTTTGTCTTTGTCTTTGTACGAATAATACAGCATCATCAATTTGTACTGGTAATGTACTGTGTGTGCCATATGTAGTTTGTTGTGTAATATTTACATTGTCTGGTTTTAGTGGTTCGCCAGTAGGTCTAGCTACTTTAAATTCACCACCTGCTGTTAAGATAATAAGATCTCTAGCTGGTGCTAATGCTCTAATAACATTTACTTTATTAGATGCAATAGTATATATAAATGCGTCAGATGCACTTGCATCATCTACATCAAAATTATCAAATAATCCAGACTGTGATGCAAATATAGTTTGTGGAAATGATGTTGTTCCACCATAAATTAATCGTTGTTCAAAAAAAGTAACAGCTTTTGGAAACCCTGTTGTATCTGAAAATGTGCCTAATTGAAAAGCTACTGTTGCATCTGTATTTGCAAATGCTTTTGTTATAGTACAAACAACAACTGTTGTACTTGTTCTACCAGTAATAACTGCTTCACCACTATTAAATTTTATAAGTCTACCCACATCTGTAGTTTGAAAACCATCACCACCATTAATACCAGTGGTTGCAGATGCTGTTATATCAACGCCTGTTCCTGTACTTGCTGATGCTGGTGTAAGAGTTGTAGTTGTAGTATTAGGATCTAAATATGGACCAGTTGCACCAAAATCTACATCTGCAAGTGTCCAAGATGTATGTCCTGTTCTTGATAGTTTTTCTGGCTCATGTAAAGGATGTACGATATACATGACATCTGCTGATTGTGCAAATTGTAAATCAAATACTTGTGCTGATGTATATGGTGTTGCAATTTCGTAAACCTTTGCTGCAGTACCACCTGATGTGTATGTAGTATAGTTAGTAGAGTTTACACCTGATAATTCAAATGTATGTGTTGTTACATTTGCTATCGTGTATCTTCTGCCATTTACTTCTGTCATACCACCTACACTGTTGATCCAAACATCATCTCCATTACTGTAGCCATGTGATGTAGCTGTAACAACTGCTGGATTTGCTTTTGTAATAGCAGATATAGATTTGTCTGCCTCTGTTATTTGTCCTTGGTCTTTAAAAAATCTTATGTACTGGTCGCCAAACTCTAACACATATGCTTGTTCATCATTAAATTCAAAAGGTATAAGTCTTGTAGTATTTGCAGAGTTTTTGACTTCACATATAAATCTACTGCCACTTCTTCTAGTTGCACCACCTTGTGGAAACACAGTCATGTTCTCTAGTGTTTCTACACCATTGCTGTACTTATCAAGATTAGTCTGTCCAAATAGTTTAGGACTAAGTTCACCTGCAGTAAAATTTGTTTGTATTGGATGTGTTCTAGCCATTATCTTCTAAAATCCGTAAATGTATCTGAAACAAGATCATCAATAAACCCTTCTTGTCCATCAATACTACGAGCTTCAGAAAGTTTAAGCTGGTAAAGCTTATACATTTGTTCTTGTACTTTTAGACTATTAGTTACTGGATATGCTAAGTCAGATGCAAGTTTAGTAATTAATGTGTCTACAAATAAAGAATCAAACAATGTTGTGTCTGTAATCCTTGCAATATAAATTATCTTGGCAGTTTCTTCATCTGTTAACAACACCCTGCCTTGTGTTGAAAAATTTTCTACTTTGAATATATAATCTTCATACTCCATAGCTAATACTCTTAGACAATATGGATCTGTAGGTAAGGCAAATTGGTAGTCATAGCCATATACAGGTGAGTCAGAAAGCTGTGTCAAACTTGCTCTTGTTATTGCAAAGTTCCAAGGATGACTTCTTAGACAAGCATCTCTTGCATCTTCGTAAAAAGCATTACATAATCTAGCTCTTTCTGAATCATCTGTTAAGGAAGTTATAGGATCATCTCCTAATCTTCTAAGTGCGTTTGAACATATTGAAACTTCTGTTGCCATAATTCACCTTGTAAGAGGGTAGCCGAAACTACCCCCTATTGTTGTTTTTTAGTCTACAACATATGTAACGATAACTGATACATCACCAGCTGCTGCTGTTGCTGCTACGTTAGACATAGTTAAAGCTATTCTTAAAACCCCACCTGGATCTGATGATAAACCACCATCTTCCCAAGCAAAGTTAGAAACTGCATTAACATTTCTAGCTTCGAAAGCAACTTCAACACCTGCTGTGTTTGCAGCTTGTAAAGTTGTTATAGCTGTTGCATAACAATCTTCATCAAGAACAGTACCATCTTCATAATATAGACCTACGTTGGCTGCCAATGTTGGTGAACCATTAGAATCTAGATCATCATTGAATAGTTTGATTGATAATACTTTTGCATTAGATGGAATTTGTACCATCATTAATACATCATCATTATCAATGTCGCCTGTTCCTGCTGCAATCGTTCCACTTGCTACACGCATCCTGCCCTCTAAACTTCCAGTTTCTAGGACCTCTCTAGGCGATGCGTCTAGTGCTGTAATTTCGACTGATTTAGCTGTTGCCATTTTTGATTCCTCCTATTAACTTTCAGTACATTCTATCTCAACAACTTTTTCATCTTCGATACGAGTTGCACCGATAGTCATTGACAAGAATACCTGTGTTGCATAATTTTTGTCTGCTCTTTCAGAAATTCTAGTTTGAATATCTGAGCCTACAGCAAGGCCGATACCTGATTTAGCAAATGCTAAAACTAATCTGTTGCTAGATGAGTTAGTATCTAGTCTTTCTGTTCTAATAAAATTGAATCCCATAAATGTATCAATTTCACCTTGAACAAGTGCTTTAACAGAGTTAAAGTCTGCAGATGTAATTTGTGTTATTGCTAACAAATCTGATAGTTGTTTAGATGTGCATACTAAATATCTTTCCTCTTCAGGATCAATATCAGCAGCATCTAAGATTTCTTTTGCTTCGATCAGTTTTGTAACTGATAAACCAGCAGAGCCATGAGCAATTTTTTGCCCAGATGGTAATGCTACTGTTGTACCACCAGCTACGCCACCAAAGGCGTTACCAGAAGCTGCATCAATAATTGCATCATCCATTGCTCTTCCCATAGCCCATGCACCTGCTTGTGCATATTCAGACTGTGGGCTGATAAGCATCCTTACTTTATCTTCTTGATCAATTAAGTCTGCCCAATCGTAATCATCCATACTTACTTTCCTACGAGAGTGAGGTGTGTCAACTCTTGGAGTGTCGCTATGTCTGGATGTTCTTTTTAGCGCAGCAGTTGAGCCAATTCTTTCAAAGAAATGAGATTTACCGACAACTGTTTCTGTACGGACTGCATCTCTAAGTCTTGAACCTTTTTGCTGTGCCAAGTGAAATACATTGCTTTTATACTGTTCTATAAAAGCTGTAGTTATTTGTACTGACATATTTCAGTCCTCCTATAAAAATATATTATCGGTATTTATCCAAATGGGATACCTTATAAAATACGTTTTTATCAAACGGATGTTTAACGCCTATCATGGCCACCCCATCTGTTATCCTTACGGGCAGAACTTTGGTATCTTAATTATAGCACAAGAAAGTTAATTTCCATAAACTTTTTCGTGCAATTGTCGCATACGCTCTACCATAGACTTATGATCTCTATGTGAAGAATCAAAATATGGATTTTTAGGATCAGCCATAATCTGTTCTATTTCCTGTTTTGCATCAAGAGTAGAAGCAGCAATAGTATTGTTTTGTGTGTTCTTTGCCATTTCTTCTGTAACTTCTTGACCTAATCTAGCAAAAAATTTAATCATAGCTGGATCGTTACCTGCTGGTCCATTAAGAACTTCTTTAAGTCCTTCATCACCATATACATCAATAGCTCTCATAGCAGAACGCAGATTCTTATCATATTCAAAACCCCATTCTTGTTTAAGGGTTTGCTCTGCTTCTTCTCGTTGCACATTCATTTGTGCCTCTTGAAGCTGTCCAGTATTATCAATTTGATTTACTTGATACTCTAATAAGGCATTTACCTGATCGTTGTTAAGTCCTATCTTATGTGCAACATTTTTAAATTCACCTACTGCAGTTTCATTAAAATGTTGTTTATGAGTATCTGGAATAGATAAATCATACTTTGTAGGATCTGTAGGTCTGCCTAACTTGTTATACAGTTCTGCTTTCTCCTCATCATTTTTAGGTAATGGTATTCTACTACCTATCATTTTTTGTTGATGAACTACTGTCTTTGCTAATGATTCTACATCATTTAGATTTTGCAAAGTTGGTTCATTCCTTAGTTCTTCTGGCAAAGATGATTTCCAATCAGTTTCTGTTTGATTATCACTTATGCCAGATCCTAATACAGATTCAGAATTTTGTTCTGTTTCTGGTGTAGGGTTGTCTGCCACTTCTGTGGTCGTTTGTTCGTCAGCCATTATTATTATCCTCCTTTAAAAGATTTAGTATTCTGACTATTACTGCTCTTTGCCCTTCCTTAAAAGCAGTTTCATAGGGATCTTTACTAAAAGAACTCCTATGGTAATAAGCTGATGTAAGATCAGCTAAAACTCTTTCACCTTCTTGGGTGCTAAATGTTCCTCTATAGTCTATCTTCTGTTGTTTTAATTCTTGGTCTGAATTTTTATGCTTCACCTGCTACCTCTTCCTCAAGCTCTCCAGCTACTTGTTCTAATACTTGTTGTGCGTTAGGATCTGCTGCATCTTTTAATGCTGATGATTGTTTAGCTGCAATCTCTGCTTGTTGCTGTTGCATCATCATTTGTTGTTGCATCATCTGTGCCTCCATTCTAGCTTGTCTAAGTTCATCTACTTCTTCTCTACCTCTAAGTACAGATTTAGGTACACCAAGTAGTTCAGCTCTCATTCTAACTGCCTCATCATTATT